CTTTTGTTGTTCTGTTTTCTCCATAATTTCCTCTATCTTCATTGAATTAAGTTCTACTTTAGTAAGGTCACAACTAAATATTTCCTTATAAAGTTTTAAAATAGTTTCTTCAGAATTTTTATTTTCTATTATAAAAGAGATTTTATAAATAAAAGAGATTTTATAAAATTTATTCATTTAACTTTATTACTTAATTTATCTTGAAAGAATCCTATTGATTTATCTGTAAGAGAATAACTTTTTGGTCCGTGTTTAGTTTCTGTCACAGTTATAAAATCTCCTTCGAGTAAATTTCTCTCAATCGAATCCATTTCCTCAGAACTCATATCAGTAAAAGTTTTCCATACCAAATCTCTGCGATTAAGGGTGAATTGTTTATCCGACCCCGCTTCCCACAAGATTTTAAGGATTAGGATTTTCGAGTCCGCATCCTTAGACTTTCCCGCGCCCATAGTAAATCGGCGATAATTAACAAAGAGACTCTGTATCCGATCAATTGCTTTATCGAGGATAGGTATATCTATCTCTAAACGTTGATACTCACTAACTGCTAGGACCATAGCTAATTTTAAAATGTTAGTATGAACGCGACCTTCCGCGCCAGTATTATTAGATTTACTTTCTAATGCAGGGCAAATATCTAGGTACCATTTATCATAGAATCGCTTTGCTTCTTCCGTTAAATGAAATAATCCGCGGAGTTGTGCGATTTCGTGTAATTCTCGGCGGAGTGTTGTGTTATCATACTTTTTTGGATCCTCATACATCAAAGAATTTCTATGTCTAACTCGATCACCGTACACGATAAGACAACGGCTAAGTAAGCCTCCATAGATTGCTCTATTGTTAAATATTGGTTTAAGTAACTCTTCATTGCTAGCACCGAGCATATTAACAACCACATTAGTGAGCCTTGTAGTTCCTCTAGTAATAAGGGATGAAGTATAGGAAGATTTATAATCATAAAGGTCCGTAAGTACGGGGATGTTAGCTTCATCCTCAGTAAACATGGCAGAGATTTCTTCTGAGAAAATAATTCCACTAGCCCCTGAGATAGATTTTCCACTTTCTTTTAATCTTTCGATTTCCCCCAATCTTTGGATAATTGCTTGTATAGAAGTACGACCTTCTATGATCTTAGTATTATTTACTGTTTTAATCAACTCGATTATCGAGTTCAGTGGTTTAGCTTTACGCATTGCGGGCTTCGCTATAATTAAGATATAGAGATTTGGATAGACGCGAGTATCACCTAAGAGTAAATAACAGTTATCACGTAGTACTGAGGCAATTCCCGCGACCGCGGAATAGTAGAAAAAATCAGTAGGACTCTCATATGCTGCGTTGTAATCTAAGAAATTTTGGATAAAATTGGACATTAAGACTCATCCCATTTTACCTTCCTCACTTCCTTCATCTTTCCCCAATTAAATCTCCCAATATTAAATTCACATGGAATAACTAATTGATAATCTCTGCTTAACGAACAGTTGTTAAAATCAATTGGCCGCTCCAATTCTTGTTTCGCTATATTACAATATTTCCTAATATAAGTTCTATGAACTAATGCAGTTAAACTATCATGATTTTCAGCAATAAAATGAACTTTAGTTCTATCCATCCGATTTGTTATCCGTAATCCGGCGGCTTTTGTATGATCGGTAACTGTACATTGTGGTAACCATGAGTAAGCTACATTAAGATAATGTTTATCTATTTTCTTAAAAAATACTCTGGTGCGGCCCGAAGGTAATCCAAATATAGTAGGAGAGATCAATTGACGTTTATCTCTTAAATTAGTTTCTACTTGTTTATGGAACACTTGTTCAATATTAGGATAGACAAGGTCTATTTGATGAAGTAATCGTTTAGCTAGTCTAATAGAATCCCCAAATTCTGGTAAATGTATATAACGTTTTGCTAATTCAAATGCTTCTAATCCATTATTTTTACCATGTTTAGTATGTTTACCCATATTACGCATGAAGATTCCTTCATCGGACTTTTCTTTCTTAGCCATCCGAAAGATTTCTTCATAGGTAAACTGTGGGAATAGTAATGAGGCTACTTTACAATGTTTATCGAAACGTTTATAATCGTCCAACCCTTCCCAATCCTCTCCAAGTACATCACAAACTCTAGCTTCCGCTTGGCTTCCATCTCCTTCTACTAATGCCCAATGAGGATCTGGTATATACATTTCCCTAATATCTTTTCCAATGATTCCTTCTTCGATATCTTCATCTTCTTCTCCTTCTACAATAAATCCATGTTTAGTAATGGTTTGAAATGATTGCCCTAATTGTTTGAATTTTAGGCCCTCCGCGCCTTTTTTATCAACGTCCCAAATTATAGTTCCATCGGAGGTTTGGTTAGCACTAGTGCGGCTAGACGTTGTTCCGCCAATTTTATAACTTGTTCTAATTCTACCATCGGGATGTACGCCAACGTTAAGATATTCTAACACCTTCTCAATTCGACGAATTAATAGAACTAAGTTAATAAATCTAATAGCATTATTATAACCAAGGGTACATTTGCGATATTCACTAATATCAGCTACTCTCATTTTCCTAAAACTATCTACGTCCGTACTAACTATCATGTGTCCATTTTGGACGCGGTGACGAAGTACTGGAAATTCACAGGATTCCATGAATTTTCCTATTTGAGCAGAAGATCCTATATTTACTCCATGAATTTCAACCGTGGATGTTATAGCTTCTACTTCTAACTTCTTTATATTAAGAAGTCCTTCATACTTAGATATAAGTTCTTTGCATTTAGTTTTATCCTGTAGGATACCAACACTATCAAGGTCGTAGTAAAAAGTAAAAAGTTTCATTACAAATTCTGTAAAGAATTCATACATACCCATATCTTTCAAATCTTTAATTTGTTTATCCCAAATTTGGAATGCTGTAATAGCATCCTTACAATTATAACTAAACAAAACATCTATTGATTGATGTTTAGGATCAAAATCATGTCCTTCATCTTTATAATAACTCATATCAGTATAAATTGATGTAAGAAATCCAAGCCGCTTTGGAAATTCACAAGCAATTGTATGAGCGGCCAACATTGTATCCCAAACAATTTTATTAAAGCACATACCAAACCGCGCGGATATTCTTTTATCATATCCAATATTTTGATTACCTAAATCTCGTTCTTGTAATAGTTGGGTAATTAAATACATCATTCTTGCTCTATCAAGTAAGTCTAATTTACTACCGTATAAAGGAACAGTTATTCCTCTATATCCGTCAAATGATATACCAATACATGTAATATAACCATAATGAGTTTCAATATCTACAGTCATACGCGGATATTTTTCGAGCGGATACATCTCAATAAAACGAAGTAAATCTATAGAAGATTTAGCTATATTAACTTCATGGTAGTTTATTGGTCTATTAGGTTGGAATATTAAATCTACAGCCTTTTGAAAATCTAGGCGGATTAGGTAGATTAATTCTTCTTGGGTATGTATTACGGAAGGATGGTAGGATGCGACAATTTTGATATTCTGCGCGGCAGGAAAGGTTAACCTTACTAATATATCTTCATCTAACGAAAGGACGGAACCGCGCCAATTTCCAATTCCCTTTTTACCAGTTAGTAATCTTAATGAGAATTCCCCTAATGCAATGATAATTGAAGGTTTAACTGTATTTATTTCAGATATTAATTCTTCTATAAAATATGCTTGAGTATTTTCTCCAGTTTCAAAATAATATTTAAGTAATGTTTCATCTTGTTTCCATGTACCAACTCCTAGTCCTTGTATATAATCTTTAATACAACATGTACGGTATGTTTGATCTATGGTATAGTTATATAATTTTAGAACTTCATCTAATTTGTTTTTATAGTAACTTGAGAGACAATATCCGCTAGAAGCGTCTGCTTTCCGCGCATAATCGCCTACGATCATTAAATCAGCTTGATCGTAACCGCTGCCGCGGATTAAGTTATCGTTCATCTTAATTCTTTTAATTCTTCTTCGATCTCATCTTCATAATTGATTATGCCATTTAGATAAGTAATTAATTTTTAAAACTTTTCTTTTATTTATTATACATCCGTTTAAATTAAATTTAGATATAACTAATTCTATATTAGCCAAGACATCCGCTATTTCCTCTTCTAACCAAATACGATTTAATTTACCAGTTTCTGGTTCTTTTTCATCTATTCCTTGAATTATACATCTACAGGTAGCTGTCGCTGCTTCAGTTAATTCTTCTGCTAATTTCCCAAGATATTTTAGATCTAATTGATTGATTATAGGTTTCCATGGAGTTGGATTAGAATCTGGGGTTATCATAGCCCCTTCTGAAATAATATTAAATCTCTCTTTAATCCATTAATTTCATCCATCATTGGAGAAACATGTATGCTGCCATAAACATTAAAAACTTTAATTGCCATTTCTAATCCTAATATTGTTTGTTCGCAAAGGATTCTACTAACTATTTCTTTATGATTATTAATAGAATTATTTTCTGTTACTTTAATTATATTTATCAGCGCGACCGCTTGATTTTTAATTCTTTCAAGATATTGAGGGGATATCATCCATTTGGTCTCCAATTCGGATCATAAATTCTTTCCATAAATGGTATAATACGTCTTGTATGTTGCTCTTTATGACATATGGAACATAATAATTCGACATCATAGATTTCTTCGCGAAATACTCTTTCATAAGTTAAATGATGTAAAGTTAATGGTTTTCTAGTTATTCCACAATTACTACATCTCTTACCTCTAAATCTTATTATCTTTCGTCTAAGTTTTAACCAATGTGGAGATTGTAAGTAAAGAATATACCAAGGAGCTAAAGGAGGGTGGGAAAATAATGCTTTAGGTATGCGGAAGATCATTAAATATATTTATCCTACATTTTTTACATACAAATATATCCCATCCATCATATTTTACTATTTCTAATTCTTTTGAATCTACTTTTTTATGACAATTCCAACATTCAGTAATCAATCACTATCCTCATCCTTATAATCAAGCGCTTCATTACGATTTAATTCTTCTAAATCATCTACTTCGTGAGAATCTAGAATTGGATCGCCGGTTCCATCATCGTCAAATATATAACCACTATCAAGATCATTCAAATCAGAATACAACACTTTCCCTCCATATTGAGCCCGCGCCATAATTCCACATTTCAAATTATGGCGCGGGACTTTGTTCTCTAAAGGTCTGGAATTTTGGTTGGATGATCTATGTTATATAATTTTGTTATCTCAATGTGTTTACTTATTGTTTGTAGCATCTTTGGGGAACAACCTTGCATTTTTGCTAACATTCTATATATAACTAACATCGTAATAAAAAGTTTATCTTGTGCTCTCATTAAAAATACAGGTTCGTCGCTAGGAATTAAATTTTTAGGATCTTGTATTCGTTGGTAATCTTTACGTGCGTGTAACATCAAATCTCCTTAGAATGGAACTTTATCTGCGGGGTAGAAATTAACTACTTGAGCTTGTATTTTATCATTTTTATCTTTACCATGACTAACGGCAACGGCAATCTTTTTACCAATATAATCTGCAAGATCTACATCCATATCCCCCATATCATCTCCTAATACAATATTATCCGCGGCTTGTACAAACTCGATAATATCAGAAGTGAATTTGTTATTAAAGAATTTAATTAAGGTATGACCGGAGGCAGTTTCCAAATCCATACGTTGTACCAAAGTCTTATTGTCGTTATAATAAGGTTCTTCTACTGAAATAACTGTAGAAATATGCATTCCAGGAGGACAAATTGCAGATTTCTTTACATCTTCTTTCGTGACTTTGAACATTCTTTTGGTTTCCTTTTCACTTTGTGACTGTTGGTTTACTAATTAAATCTTTCCATAATGGATAGAATTCTTTACAAGGTGGACAACTAATATCTATTGGAGTTGTAAGTTTAATCAATTGAGGGTAGCTTGAACGTGCAATCTCGTCTTGGAAAATAACAGAGCGGCGAATTGTTTTAGTGCTTATTACTACTTCCTTCTTAGGAAAATGATATATTTCATCAAACTTTGTAGGAATCCGCGCCGCGATTTTATTTCCATGGGCTAAAATCTTATAACCGTCTTGTATATTTTGAGTAGGTTCTCCGGGAGCGCCTTTGACTGTACGATAGGATTCTACTTCATGGGCTATTAGGATAACATTTGCATATCGTTTAATATCTATAAAATTCTCATACATTAACTGTCTCCAAGCTTCGGTTTCATAACCATAATCTTCAATTGTCATTAATTGTAATTCTCCGCGCCGCCGACCTTTTTTATCTGCTTCTTTTTTACCTTCATTCTTTTCTATAGTTATATTAAGTGAATCCGCAATAGAAAAGTCATTATAACTTGAGAACGAATCAAGTATTAAAGTATGAAATGGAGCGCGGTTAAACTTAACACAAGTATCTCTTAATTCTATAACTCTATTAAGTACTCCTATTGCACCTTCCACATTTGTAAATTCGTCATATACAATAGGACGTCCGCGCAAAGCATTAATTCGACCATCTAATTCCAACATATAACAAGGACGGTCATCGTCGCCACCGAAATCTTTAGATTTATAACCAAATGAAGTAGCAGCATAAGATTTACCACCATCAGCAGGACCAACAAATAAGAATAAGTTAGTTGTTTCTAAGGGGATATCTTTAGTAGATTTGGGCACTATCCTTCCATTTCTTCTATTTCGGAATAACTAATAATTTTATCATCTATCATAAAATTACAAGTAACAAATCCAGTTGTTTCTAATTTAGAACAACTTTCATTTAATATACCATTTATCTTTAATAAATTCTCTTTAGTTATATCTTCAGTATCTATTTCTATACTCAAAAAGATCATGGATGTCCTTTAGGTCTCTCAATATCATCGTTCCTAATCATAATTCCATTAATATCTACTTTAGAAATCTTATATCCACGCGGGGCGGAGCCAGGGATTAAAGGGAAATCAAAGTATACCATACATTCTTTTTTAGAAAACTCACGTTCTTCTTCTATAGTTTTAAGTCTCATATTTGCTACTGTTAAAGAGTTGTCAAGTTCTCGGAAAGTCACAAATCTCCTTTTAAAAATTCTGCAAAAACATCATTAGTAACTTTAATTTTTCCTATTTCTAATTGTTTTTTAATAGGTTTTCCTTTGTGTGTACATTTCATACAATGAACTATTTTACGTCGTAGATGTTCTGGTGTAATAATAAACTCGCCTTGACAAAATGGACATTCAGCCAAGCGGCCCGGAAGTAATTTTGCGGAAATTAAATGAGTACAACGATCTTTTATACAACGAAAGGAATGTGATCCAAATACAGCTTTATATGTATGGAGGTGAACGGGTTTTAAGATTCGCAATCAATGTCACCTATATTTTGTAAAATATTCATCTGGACTTTTTAAATACGATTCTATTTTCTTAAGTTTACTTAATATAATTGCAGCATCGAATGTTATAATTCCAATTAATATTAAAAAATCTATTGTTATAATTAATATCAAATTAAAATTCACGATTTTCCTCCTGTTTCTATTTCATTTGTATAAGCAAACTCCCCAAAATCTTCATTATCTATTAAAGCTAATTTATTAGAATGACAAAGTTTTATTTGAATCATATAGAAGTTAAAACTCTCTATTCTCTTCCCACACATTATGTCTATACTTTAATAAAGCATCTCTAATATCTTGTAATGCACAATTACATTTCTTTCGCTCATATAAATATTCCGTTTCGCATTTACGAGTATGTTGTAATTGATCTAATGCTTCTTCAATGTTAGCTATTGGTTCTATGTTCATACCAAATTTCTCCCCGATATTCAATATCTATAATAATATAACATTCCCACCAAGTAGGAGTAAATTTATTATGATATAAATCTTTTATAGTTTCTTTTTCTGTATTAAATCTATTAATTATCCAAACAGAAAATGGTTTACATTCACTTTTAACTACTGCTAATGGTCTTATATTTATTAACCATAATTTCATGTCCAAGCCCTCCAAATCTCTTCTTTAACTTTGTAATGAGACATAACCGCTTTGCTATATTTAGAATCATCAGGTATTCCGCACAATTTATGAAATTGACATAATCCATATTTAGACGAATCACAAGCACTTCTCCTACGTTGATACCACTCTTCTTGTACATCTTCTGGCGGTATTTCTGAGAACTCTCCTTGAAAATTATAGGCTATTCTAATATTATGCACTTTATCAAAGGTTCTTTTAACTTCCTTTTTCCATTGATCCAACATACCTTCTGGAGGTTTATATATAACCCGGCGGAATCCATCGGGCGGAAGTTTATCTTGTAATCCTATATAGTTATAAACAAAATAGTTCGCGGGAGTCTTACAATATTCCATATAAGATAGATAATTACAAACTTGATGGTTAAAAGGATATTTATCGTCTTTACGACTTTGGGTTTTATGATCCATTACGTTTAATCCATAAGGGCTACATTTGTCAACTAAATCTATTCGTCCTTCTAAAATATATCTTCGATTATCGTCTTCATATAGTAAGTAACTGAAACCTTGCTCCACTGCAATAGTTTCCATAGTTTCATCCTCCGCGGCCCAATGATTAAAGTAATCAGTTAGTCGCTTCCGATGAAATTTCTGTGCATCCATATCTTTAATGTGATATTTGGCAAATAAGGTAGGTTGCGCGGCGAAGTCAAAGATACTCTTTAACTTCTCAATTGGATCTTTTAGCGGGGACGAGTAGAAAGTACCTAGAACTTCGTGGTAATATGATCCAATATCAAATGCGGCGCGGGATCGTAGCGGGACTAAGTTAAGTACGTGGGAATAATACCATTTACGAGGGCAAGGCTCGAAAGTTTCAAGCTGGCTAGCATCTAAAAATATTTCCAACATATTTATTTTATATGAACTTTATTCCAAAATCTTTCTAAATCTTTAATTTCAATCAAGTAAGTTTATGATTCTCTATTTTAACTTCATAAGTAGAATTATCTAAACCTAATAATTTTCTTAAATCAGTTAAGTGATCTAATACCGCTTGATTTGCTTTTGGTAATTTACCGTATTCTTGTAAAGCTTCTACTAAAGCAATCCAAATTCCATTATCATATTCATTTAATATCATTGATGATTCTGACATTATATCTCCAGAAATTATAGGAATTTCTGTTACAGTATTTATTTTAATTAAAGATGAATGATCATCATAATCTTTTATAATAAATACTTGAGTACCTGCGGAGCTATAATCATGAGTAAAATAAATTCTAAATCTATTTAAAGGTAACATTGGAGTTTTTCTTCTTCCTAAATCCTTGCATAGTTATACCTCCCTTAGTTTTTTCATTAACTAAATCATACTCCTTTAGTTTACCTTGTCGAATTATTACTTTAGCTATATCTTCCCTTAACCAAAGTAATTTACTTAGTCTTTTTATTCTTGGTTGACTCAAACCTTTTCCTTTAACTTAGCTACTACGATGTAACATCCACCATAGGGAAATTCTACTCTTGTATAACCTTCTTTGTTATCTAATACATAACGAAAGGCTTGCAAAACTCCCATTTCAAGATCCATTCCTTTGCGGAGATTAGTTTTGAGAGTTTTAGTATTAGATATTTGAAAAGTTTTGTCTATATCTTTTAGAGTTAACTGAGGAGGTTCTTCAATTTCTATTTTATTAACATCTGCGGTTTTATTACATTTTTCACAAACACCAAACTTCTGGCCTAAAAGTGTATAATGATCAAATTTAACAGTATTATTTAAACAACTTGTACAAAGATATTTAGTCATCATTGTCATCATTATTTGTCCCTCTCATTTGTTGCACTAATGATATTAAAATAACGATACCCTAATTTAGAATCTTTAGGTGGTTTAATTTCTCTATAATTTACATTAAATAGTCTTATCGCAGCTGATCTTTTTTCTTTACAAATTAACTTTTCCGTAAGTTCTAGAATTTTAAGATCAATTGATCCATCTAATGGGCCTGGTTTGAAAGATAGGATCTTGTTAACTTGGAACATTGTTTTTATCCTCCTTAGGATAGAATACAATATTTAGATATCTTTCATTTAACATCCTAGTTAACATTACATTCTTATATCTTAATCTATTTCTATCTATAGTAATTTGTACCAGTACAATCGAATTAACTAAAGTGTAAATACCTGCGACTATCAGTAAAGCTGTCATCTCAATTCCTCAAATTGAATTTCCGGTTTAGTTATACTCCAAACCGGATTAAATGAGTACCCGCGTTGATACCGTTACGCCTTGGGCTCTGACCACTCAGGATTTTCACCCAAATCATCGTCCGTCAACGTTGCATCGATAACTGTACGCGGACGCCGCCGTTGTTCTTGCGGCTCTACTGAGGCCGCGGAGGGATTCATAGGGAACAAGCATCGTAGTGCTGTTTCCCAATGTGACAGAAGATTTCTACCTACAGCTTCACTGAAAGTGAAAGTGTAAGTCAATGTGAAAACGTTGAGAATCTTCTTGTCCCCGCGCATCTCCCAGAATGCGCTAATAATCTGGAACGGATTCAGGAAGTTATCCTGGAGAACCGTTTCCCCAGTTTCCTTTACTGTAACTGGTCGCCGCCAACTGAATAATACGTTAGTCATCTTTTTAAATCTCCTCTATTCAAGCACTTTACAAAATGCTTGATTAACTTCATTACTTTTAGTAGCCTAAAGGTAACGGAGTTAATTAAGAACTTTGTTAATCTAATTCAACATCTAATATTACTGGTATGAAGTTACTACATTTACAATGTTCTATATAAATAGTTTTATAAAAATTATTTGGTAAACTAAGACAATATTGATTATCCTCCTCAAATTCATGTAATTCTTCAGAATGTCCACAAGTTTTACAATATATCATTTTGATAATTCCTTTTCTGCGATTTCTTTAATTTTAAACATTATTTCTATAGCATCCATAATAGATCTGTATTGTCCTTTAATCCAGACATTTGCAGTTCCCTCATAATGACTATCGCTTTCAATTTTTAGATATATTGTATACATCTTACCACCCTACCTTATGCGTAATTAAACATATCTTACAAGTAACTTTACCATGCATTGGCCACATTAGGGCATTATGAAATAACTTACACCAGAGTTGTTTAAATCTTTCCATTTAATCTCCTTGATAAATTTGTGATTCGTTCTAAATATTTTTTATTGCGATAACGTGCTTTACGTAATCTATCATATACACATGGTCTACAATTACAAGTACCTTCTCCAAAGTCTTTATCTCTAGTTAGTGGACGTGGGATTAATTTAATTCCATAATCTTTACGGAGTTTATTATTTATCCACCATCTACGATATACGCAATGATTACATTTACACTGTGGTTTTTCCATTTTGTACATCCTTATATTTATTAAGTTCTTCTACCATTCCAGCAATCAATGTTAAGTAAACAATACTGTCAATAATCCTAGATCTAAAACTTTCGTTACTAAATTCTTTACCTGTTTTTATATATGATGCAATAGAATCTAAATGCTTTGCTAAATAAATATAACCAATTTGATAATCTGGAATTGATAACGACTTACTAAGGCGTCTAAAATTTCCAAATCGATCTGCACTATTACCGTATTCCTTACCTTTAGTATCTTTCATTTTAACACATTCTTTAATTAAATCGTCTTGGAACTTATCAAATTCTTCAAATGTCATTTAATGCTCTCTATTGTCTCTTCTATAATTTCTGCGCGACCATAATTTCGGCCGGCTTCAAACATGAAAGCGGCAGTAGACTGTAATAATATTTTAAGTGTAGGTGTTGTTACACATAATAAACCAATAATTGGATCAATTTTACTTGCCTCAAGTATCATATTAGACATACCTATTGCAGCTTCATTACAAGTTATTTTATCTAATTCTTTACCTATATTTAAATCCTTTGCTAAAAGTCTCGTCTCTTTGAAAATCTCATCAACGTCAATCATTCAATTTCCTCCAATTCGTTCTCTATTTCCCCGATTCTACCAATATTGTATATTGGTGAATCCTCTGGTTCATCTTCGTAACCTTTAACTTGATTAGTTGGTAGTCTACTTGCTATTACTTTCTCCATTAGCTTCTTTAAGAAGACTGGACTATTTTCCCAATTAGAATCCTCCACTTGTGTAGTATATCTAAGTTTTTCTTCACACATATCATCGAAAAACTCATCTATTGTACCTAATGCAATAGTAGTTTCAATATGGCAAGCATTAATTTGGCCAGTACGATGGATACGTTTTATAAATTGTAATTCATCCTGTCCATTCCATTGCCGCTCGAAAATGTAAGCTTTGTTTGTAGCAAATTGTAATCCGTCGATTCCCTCACCCGCTGCTTTAATTGATAACTGGCAAAGTGCACCGCCTTTATAAGCAATAAAATCATTTTTTACTCGTTCTTTAGCCGCGCCGTCCATACCTCCGCGGATAAGAAAATGAGGAAATTCTGGTATGCTGCGTTTTAATCGTAGTGTAACTGCACGATGGTGAATACCAATTACAGCTTTACGTTGGGTCTCCGCGCCATTTTCCCCCGCGAGATATTCCTTAATGGGTTCTATGATCGCGGGTTCCATTGCTTTAATGATACCTGTAAGATGTCGAAGTTTAATCAAATAACCAAGTATAGAGAAGGAACCTACCTGGCCCCCATGCTCATAGAGATTACTGATTAAGTCTAATTGATTATTGTAAAGATTTGCTAATAGTGGGTTTGTTACCTCCGTGTACAATTTGGTGCGGCGAATCTCTGGTAGGTCTTTTTGTACTTCACTTACAACACGACGTAAGTAGAATGGCTGGAAATCATTATGAAATTGTGTGGGATTATATAAAGCTTTACGATCCCAAGTTAGATACTTTCGATTAAAATCCTCAGTAACGCGAGCCGGTGGAAATTCTACAAATTTAGCTAAGTTAATTACTTCTTTAGCATAATTTCGCACGGGAGTACCAGTTAGACCAATCCTACAATCCGCGAATTTAGATGGAGTAAGGTTAATTAGTGCCCATAGGTTTTTGATGCGGTGAGTATGTTCGCCGCCAAATTTATGAATTTCGTCAATTACGATTCCATCAAAATTTGCGGCAATAAGTTTTTCTAGGAGTTTCTTTTTAGCAATAAGAGCATATGACATTACACAACACATTCCCTTTGGTAGAATAGCATTACTGCCACGTAGTGCTATTAGAGAAGTCATACCAAATTCATCAGGTTCATTATCGTTAATCCAACGCTCGAATTGTTTCTGCCATTGGATTATAGTAGCACCTGGTACGATAAAGAGAATCTTTTTACCGCTTTTAATTAGATCGGATACTACACTTAGAGCAGATGCTGTCTTACCTAATCCCATTTCATCTGCGAGGATTCCTACACGTTCCTTACAATGATAGCTAAAGTTATGGCGAGATTCTAGGAACCATTTAACGCCTTCGGATTGGAATTTATATAGTTGTTGGTCGTTCATTGCGTTCCACCTATATTAATAAATGTAATGGTCCCCACAGATAGATTTGAACTATCATGATTTTCATCGACGGATTTTAAGTCCGTTGCGTCTACCAATTTCGCCATGTGGGGATTTTTTGTTTACCTAACTAGAGATCGCTGTAATCGTCACCGAAAATCTTCTCAACCAATTCGGTGTTACCGCCGAATTGTTTAGTTAGTTTCTCCTTCTTAGTTTCCCGTTTCTTACCTGGTATTCGCTTAACTTTGGGTTGCGTTCCCATACCGCGCGCTTCTTCTAGTTGTAATTCAAGAGATTTCCATGTACGTTTAGTAGACGGGAGTGAAAGCTCGCACGCCTTGTACTCTTTTTGGAAAGCTAAGTAAGATGCCTCAGCTTTTTGTACCGCTAATAGAATCTCTTCAGGACGCATGAGTGTAATCATGCGAGCAAATATATGATCGTGCCGCTCGGTAAATGGCGCGGTGGGATCTTGAGTAATTGTAATTGAATTGCGGATCGCAAGTACTCGACAAACCTCACAATATGGAAATTCATTCCCCATTGGAATAGTATTTCCACATGAGGGATATTGACAGGGTTTAGTTTGTGGAGCGGCTTGTTCAACTAATTCGTTTGTTTCCAATGTTGTTCCTTTCATTTTAATACCTCTGTAATATCTCTCATAATTACTTCTTTCCAATCTAAATCTCCTAAGGCTTTTGCTACTTTTTTTGGAAAGCAAGGTAAGCTACGTGAATTAAGATATAATTCTCCGCATTTAGGCTCCCTTACTTCGCCCGTGGATTCGTATACTTTAGTCATGTTGTAATCTCCCCACGTCTCATGTTATCTTGGGTTAACTCCTCTACTTGCATCAGCAAATAGGCTTTAATGTTAGAACTGGAATTAAAGAATACCTCATTTAATTGAGCTATTGTTTCATTCCATTCTCGTCTTTGCTCCAATTCAATTTGGTCCGCGAGACATTTAGTCGCGGGGAAATACAATGCGGCCCATTCTCCGCCGGCATCAAATCCCCAACGAATTAAAGTATACTTTCTACCCTGTCGAGTTAAGTAAGAAAATGGACCAATCGCATCCATTGCAAAGACTTTAAGCGTTGATGGATTCAATGATTTCATTTTCCAACACCATAACTTCTAATGCGTCTGCTAGCGCGGAACGTAGTTTTTGAAAGCATGGGAGATGTCTAATTTTATCATCTATATTTCGATCAAAAACTCTCAAAATGTATTCAGCTTCATCTATATACATTTTAATCTCCTTTGTTTTTGCTAAGTTAACAGGTGGTAACGTAGAGTTAATTGTATCTAATAATTCTTTCATATAAACTCCTCTGGAATCTCTCCCGGATCGCTTAGGTAATCACATAGTGGAGCAAATATCTCAAAGGATTGCATGGAAGCAGCTACTCCATCTAACCATCGCGGTTCGATTGGCGCGGGGATGGGAACTAGAGTCTTACATTCTGGGATGTTAGTTTTCCCAAATAGATCTTCGACTTGAGAATTTGGGCGCTCACTTTGGGTACCGCAAGGTAACTGGCCTTGGATTGCTCCACTATCGTGGAGCGGATCGACTTGGGCTCCACTATCGTGGTTCGCGAAGCGTGGGAGTAATCTAATCTTTGCTCTAATCTCCGCGAAAGTAATAGCATCTAATGCATTCTGATAAAGTGCAAATTGTTGGGCCGATTCTATATCATTGACCCATACCTCAAACCGCGCGGTGAGGATCTTAGCGAATCGTCCGTTTCGTTCAATGATGTATGTTTGACTCATTTAGTTTTTCTCGTTTTCTATTTTCTCAGCGAAGCTAAGCGAAGCTAAATCTAGTTTCCCAATCGTCAGTGTGACCATATGGCCGGAAAGTGGGGAAGCTGCGCTAGAGCAGACCCTGAGCAGACGGTAAGCATGATGGTAGCAGACGGTAAGGGAGGTGTCAAGACATCTAAGTCCTTTAGAATGAGTGGGTTAGGGGCGAAGAGAGGGCGAAGGGTGGGGTACTGCCTCTCTCTACCCTCTGGTCCCTCAGACCCCTGTAGAAAATGTGTTGATTCTAAAGGAGTTAAGGGTATCTCTCGGTTCCCGTAGGGGGAGGGTTTGTTAAGTCTTTTGTTATCAATATATATATATATTATATATATTAAACGCAATCGAGTAGGGGGACCTTTTGCTTCGCAAAATAGGGTTAAGTACTTTGTTTTCAATATCTTATAAGGGAAAATGACTACCCTATTATCTGCTCTAGGTCTGCTTCCAGGTTGCTCCTAGCGTGCGAAAGTACGGATATCTGCAAAATACGATTTGTTGATTCTAAAGGGGTTAGACTAAGGCAAAAGCGAATGGAAAGCGAAAGGTGGGTGAATAGAAGGCGAAAGTCCCGATTTTGCCCAGATTTCAAACGAATTACTACAAGTGTCGCAAGTTGTTGATTCTAAAGGGGTTATCGGTTTCCGGGCTATTTTGGGAAATATCTAGTAGCTTCGCTTGATATTTTTGAAAGTTTTCTAAAGTGTTGATTCTAAAGGGAAAATAGTTTCAAAATAGTTGATCGCGTAGCGAAAAAAGACTTGACAAGTTTTGGTCGCTATGCGATACTCTAAGTAGATCAAGAGAGTCTGAACTGTTAGAGACTTTCGAGATTGGCGGTTTCTCTGGTCGAACGCTTCGGCTTAACGCAGAGAGACTTTTCCCGGATCTAAGGTCAGGGTTGATTGCTGCCAAAGGGAGCTTAAGTAAAATAGGGTTCACATTATAGTTTACTCGAAAGGTTGATTCTATCCTTTCCCACAATTGTCAAGTGAACCTAAGAATTCGAACAAGATGTAAGTCTAACATGATTGAGATGCTAAATTCCTCAATCGAGTGAATACTAATGAAGGATACGAAAATGGAAGCGACGAAAGAAACAAAAGTCGAGATCTCGAAGACCCTCACTGTGACGCTGGTCAAGCAGACTCAAAAGTGTCTGAATCTAGATACTCAAGAAGATGCCGATATCACTGTGGTCACAAAGAAATACGGCGTTCCGCTGGGGATGGAACCTTCGACCGCGCTGAAATTGGCATCGGGCCTTTTTGCCAATCAGCAAGCGTTGATTGCGGCGCTGTTGAAGCGGGCGGAGCAAATCAGCTACCAGGAGTCAAAGGATGCCGCTTTGGCGTCCGGCAATTTCCTGAGCTCGCAACTCAAGAGCAAGATCGTTGGGATCATGAGTTCCAGCGATTCGTTCGCCGAGGTGAGTGCGAAGGAATGTTTTGCTCGCTGGCTAGCAGGCTACAAAGACGGAAAGAAATCCGCCGTCACCTTGCTGGAACGCGCCAAGGCTAGTGAGGAATTCTCGGACCTGTAACCTTTGGTTATACTACGTGATTAGTCCGTTCGATTAGTTGCGTAGTAAGGTCCAATGGTGGCTCTTGAAATATAGAGCCACCATTGTTTAAAGAGCACTACACTTTACAAAGGAGAACTACAATGTTATCGCTACAGACAGTCTTAGATCGTATTCGCCAGCGTAGTTGGTCAATGGCAGCAGTAGAGGACGCAGTGAGATTCTGGAATCTGCCGCCTCTTGATCGTTGGCATGAAGCCGAATGGTTCATGCTGGAGATGGTATTGTAAACTTAAGGTCAACACAATGATTGCAAGGTTGTGTTGACCTTTTGTTTTGTCCTATCATATATTAAGACAATAAGATATTAAACTACTAAACTAACACTAACTACAACTATCGCGCGGCATTGATTAACGAAAGACGTAAACGATATGCGTTAATGATACATGTTAATGATACATACATGTAAAGAGCAAAAGACCTTAATGTCTTAATTAGAACCACCGGTCATCCCCCAAATTTGGATATTAAGATCTTTTTATCCGAAATTCGGGATGAGTCCCGCAGGGACTCATGTTAGCACTTGTATAAAATAAAAAGTTAACCTTTTGTATAAAAATAAAAATTATCTCTATATATAAAATTTTAAAATAAAAGAAAGGAGAAATTTGAGAAATTTATGGGAATCTAGTTGGGTTTTAGTAATTTCTTTTCTAATATTATTTATATTTAATATCCCTACAGGAGTTGCCACAGCCGATACTCCAGAATCATATAATATAAATCAAAAAGTAGAAGAGTTAGATAAGAATTTGGCAGTATTACAAAATTCAGTTACTTCCCATCTTTCAGAACAAGAAAGTGAACATTTTACCGCTCGAATTGCGGTATTAGAAGTTAAGATGACCGCGGTAGATTCTAAACTGTCAGTTATATTAGGAACTTTAATAGCACTTTTTCTTGCTATAATTGGTGAATTTATTCATCGAACTGTACTTGCGAATAATATTAGTAAAATGAATGTGAATGGAAACAAATGATTGAACCTACCGAAGGACAACGCCGCTGCCAAAATTCACCGTTGGGTATTGTACTTAAGGAATATATAGATAGTGAAAGTAATGAAGGAGAATCTAATGTCCATCGACTCAATTGCGAGGGATCTGTTGAAATCACCGCTCCAGAAATCAGCGGTGGAAATAAAAGCGGATGATACTTTAACTAAATTAACTTCCGCGGGTTTTGGTAGTGATGAATTATTTACTAAGATGAGTGATATATATGAGACAGCAGAAGATGATTCTATTAAGAGACAAATCTTAGATATGGCAATTAAAATGCATGGATTATATGCAAATAAAGATGATAATAAAGTAGTACCTAAGTTTAATCTAAATATTATTAGTGAACAAGGTAATAGAATTTATGAAATGTTATGTCCTCCAATGGAAGTGGTATGAGTCAACCTTTAATTAAAGATAGTTATCGAGAGATTGGAATGGATGTTTTTGGGAAAGGTGAAGCGAAACCTACCCCAACATTACCTAAACCTAAACCAATCCTTGAACAATTCTTAGATCGACTATATAGATTAACTACAAGTAAATATGGTCGTATTTTAGATTTATTTATTGTAGTAGAACATCCAATAGAAATTCACGAACTTGTAGATATTTGTAAAATATATTGTAATAAAAGATCAATGAGATTCCTAGGTGTTACTCCACTATTTGAGCATCTAAACTTGGAGGAAATTGAAGATTGCAAAAAATCGCTCGTGCGGTCTTAACTTTACTTCTATTTAGTATCGTAGCGGCAGCCCAAGTAAATCCTCAAGTTGAGGCTGCATTTAGTTATTACTATACTGCCTCACTTTCCGGTACCGCGTCTGTAGTTACAATTCAACATACAATTTACGATCAGAAAATAGTTCAATTTAAATCTGCTTATTTATATTGTAGTGCCGCGACTATAATTGATTTAGAGAAAAATGGAACGACTGCCACTACAACAGTGGGAACTATTACAGCGGTAAATCCAAATACTCCGAGGGTACAAACTGCACAAGCTAGAGCATATCGTAGTAGTAATGTAGGAGTTGGAACTGTTCTACAAGAATATCAACTTTCTGCAGGTATGGGTATGTCTATAGATTTAACAAATATTAGATTAGATAGTGCTCTAGCCAGCAATCTTTCATTCCGCACTAATTCTACGACAGCTTCCTGTACGATTGGAATAACTTGGTTTGAACAATGAGATTAGTCTTAGTAATTTTATTTAGTATAATTTTATTGGAAGGACAAGATGTTAAATCAGTAAATGGGGGTAGTAGTTCAGGTGGAGGCGGTAGTGCAACTATTGCGAATACTACATCAATTCTTAAAGGCGATAATGCAGGTAATGGTGTCGCCGCTTCTCCAGGTACAGACTACCAATCCCCATTAACTGGTCCTATGACTCAGGCCGTTGCCAATAGTGTTGCTAATTCTGTTAGTGTTGGGGTAGGTACTAGTGGTACGGCTTTTGCTAAGACCTCAGTGACGATTGACCCTAGCACGGGAGCGATTGCGACGCCAAGTACTATTTCATCTGGTATTGGTGGAGGCGTAGCAGGGTCGGATGGTTTAGGTTATGGTACTCCAACATCCGCTCCTACTGGATTTGTGGGTTTCCAGGCTCCAGCCAGTGTCACAACTCCATTCTTTATGAATCTTCCAGTTCTCCCGTTGACAGGATTCTTGTTTAATACAGGGACTACAGATCCTAGTGTACTTACGTTTGTGAATATTGTACCTGCGGCAAATCTATCTGCAACTCCAGTTAGCATCGCTGCGACTACACATACTATGACTGCACCGCGTGAGTACTTCTTTTGCACCACGGCAACGGCTTGCTCAGTCACGCTTCCGGTTCCCGCTGCTGGTTATGAGTTCTGTGTACGTTCTGATAATAATGTCTCGACAGCTATTACAATTGCGGCCCGCACAAGTATTCTGTACGAGAAGGCTGACCGAACTGGTTGGGGCACAGCAGGAAATAGCATCTCCTCTGGTGCAGCAGTGACTAATCAAATCTGCGTTATTGGTTACGATGCCACACATTATGCAATCATGTCCTCGGTCGGAACGTGGACCAATAACTAGGAGAGCATCATGAGAATACTTCTACTCGTACCGCTTCTGGTTTCGGCAAGTTGGGCGCAAATGAATATGGCGATTGTGGGGACGGCGGCTGCTCCTTCGGGGTCAGTTTCGATAGCGTCATTAACTGCCACGTCAAGCAGCGGCTCCAGTATTTCGGTCAGCCTTAATGCCCCGATTCCGGCCGGGGACCGAGTGTTTTTATTTGCTTGGTCTGACAACTCCTCCTCTACCCTGTCATCGTGTAGTGACGCGAACGGGGGTTCCGACGTATTTAGTAAAGATTTAACATATAGTCCCGCTCCTGCTTTTTACATATCGGCCCCTGTATCTACAACTCTTGCTAGCGCGAGTAGTGTTACTTGCGCGACGGGCGGAGGGTATGCGGATTGGTATCTTCAGCTTTTAGACATACATCCGGGAGGATCAGGCATCGATACAACCACGGCAGCTATTTCTGGGGTATCGGGATATGTCACGACTACCACGACGGGGGCATACACGACCGGATACAATGATATCTGTATTGGTATGATTAATACGTTGAGTAATGTTTCTTTGACTGATGCGACTGGCTATACGCAACTGTCCCCAACCAGCTTCTATTCGGGAGCGTTTGCGTGGAAGCTCGTTTCAACTGGCGGAGATGCAGTAAGGACCGCAACCCAAGCGGGCTCAAATGGCTACTATTTCCTACAGTGTTACAGGTGACAATAATGCGACGGTCTCTGCTTGTCCTACTGTGTGTAGCCGCCTGGCTCCCTGCTCAAACCGTTCTTCTGTCTGACGACGCCGAGAGGGTTATCCCTTGGAATGCCGCTGAAGGTGGCGGTATCCTCAACTCGCAGGCGCAGATCCATTCGGGAAAATACAGTTGGAGCGCTCCTGCCTACACTCAGTCTTATACTTATTCTAGTTATATGCCGGGTTCCCATGATCCAATATACCTGAAATTCTGGGTTTACGTTCCGAGCAGTTTCACTGTCCCGTATTGGGACGGGGGTTATGCGGGAACCGCCGCTGAGGTTGCGCGGCTATTTAATATCCCGGCCTATACCCGCTATGAATTTGCATTGGCCAACACTTGTGCGTCAAGCTGTCCATCCCCCGTAAACCTCTACGTGAATGCAGGTAGTAATGTTGGAACGATGGGATCGAATGGAACCAATATCGTTACGAGAGACGCGTGGAACTCCATCGAAATCGAATATAACGTAGGGGCCGGGACGATCACTGAATGGTTGAACGGAACGCAAGATATTACACTGACAGGCCAAACGCTTCCATCCACTATGAATAACGTGATGCTTGGGCTGGCACAAGGGACAGGATCGGTCTACTTCGATGACGTGACGGTGAGCGACACGTACAGCGGTAATCCGTCCTCGAACGTCACTGTACGCCATGCATATCCTGGAAACCGGGTCAAGATGAAGATCCAAACGTACCTCTGGGGAGAAGCGTCTACCGACGTTCTGGTGAGTTCCATCGACGGGACGGCATTCAGTACGATCACAAATCCAGGAGGCTATCAGGAGCCGATTCTGAACGTGTCAGCTCTGTCTGCCGGAAATCATACGCTGTTAGTTGCCCTAAAAAATTCAGGCAGTTCTACACGATCATCCTGGACTGAGACTCTTGCCGCTAGTGGGGCTGTGCCGACCGTAGGCATCGATGAGAATAATAATTTGGTAGTCGGTGGTCATAAGATATTTCCGGTTACCGGATGGTTTACAAACCAAGGAAGCGGATTATACTGGCTCCAGCAAGGTTACACAAACGCTGGTGGCTGGGTATCGCCATCCGCCGCTACTTACGATGAGAGCCAATACCAGACGTACTGTGACACCTATCACGGATACGGCCGAGTCGCCGGTCCTATGTCAACGCGGATGAGCGTCGCTGGGGGCGTCCCCGACTATGCCGCCTACGCAAGCACGATGACATCGGACGATTGCGTACTAGCATGGTCAACTTACGATGAGCCGAGCGTGAACGGGTGGACCGTCTCGCAAATGCAGCGCGACATGAACAACGTCCACGCAAACGACAATAATCACCCCGTAATAATGGACGACGCGATTGTGCCGGGACTTAACCTGAATTGGTACTATCCGACCCTTGTGGCGGACATTTATGCCAGCGACACCTACGCCCTATGTAATGCAAACAACTCATCTCCGGGCGCTACCGCGTGGCTGGCTGGGCTCGACCAGATTCCTTATGCCAACTACTCTCTTGTCCCTCAGTTTGACGTGATTGACTTCTACCGCGATACAGTGGACTCCCACTGCGCAGATATTACGGCAACCACGATTTACAATGAGGCATGGCTGTCGGTGATACATGGCCGTAAGGGCGTTAGCTGGTATGACAACGGGTCGGAAGACGAAAGCGACTACGGTCCTGTATGTAGTGGGAGTGCTCAATCGTGCTTCGTTGGAAGTCCGAGCACGCACGCCGGAAAGTTCGTCAGTCAGGTTGCCGCAATCACGCCAGACTCACTCTTGGCTGGACCGGGGCCGAATAACCGAACCGTAATCAGTAACCAGACAACAAACGTGACCCCCGGCGCAGTTGGAACCCGTGTGGATGCGTCTGTTTCGGATGATGGTACAAATACATGGATATTCGCGGCACGCGTTACCGATCTGATCGTCAATTCTGGCGACCCAAGCGCATCCGACCTATCCACCACGCTGACCATCTCCCCGGCCATAACCGGGACGGCGACAGTGTACGGGGAAAGCCGCACGGTTTCAGTTGTGGGTGGAGCGCTCACGGACAACTTCAGTCCATACGGCGTTCACCTTTACTGGTTAGCAGATACCACAACGCCCATCCCCAACCGCATCACAAGCGGGAAGGTGACCCGAACAGGGAGGATTCAGTGAATGGGGCGAAGTCAAACTTGTTATTGTAGATCTTGTAAAAAATGTAAACATCGTATATATACGCGTAAATGGAGAATAAATATGACTCCAACACAATTTGCCCATAAAATTTATCAATTAGAGTTACAAACTATTAATAAAATAATTAGACCATTAATGTATCACAAAGTGTCTTATGAGCGATCATAAACATACTTACTGTAATAAGGGGCACGAATTATCTGGAGGGAATATTCGCCTAAGGGCCAATAGCACAAGACGCGAATGCCGGATATGTCGGAATGAGCGTCAAAGGAATTACATGAGAAAGGTTTGTCCGATACCCAAGGAACAGTGGGAAGTATTATATCCCGAAACCCATGACATTACAAAGTTTGCTCATGAGATTTACCAACTGGAACTTGAGACTATTTCTAAAATAGTAGCAAAAGGAAGAAGTCTTCGATGAAATTTTTGGTTTTGTCTCTGTTGATATTTATCGGTACTTTAACCGCTCAAACACCAATTTCTGTTACAGTAACTTTAGGTTCTGGTCCTACCGCAAGTTCAGTAATTTTAACTGGAACAATTACTCCAAGAGTTTTATTGACTGGTGGAAATTGTATAGGTTCTTCTCTTGGTGCTTTTGCTACTTGTACAGTTAATTTAAATATTCCAGCTCCAGGAGACCTTACAGTTACAGTTGGTGCATATCAATCTGGAGTTACTGGACCAACTTCATTTACTATTAGGGCTGGGGCTAATTCTGGTAGTTTTATTGTTACATTGATAATTAGTGCACATGCTATCTTAAATCCTACAGTAACTAATTGGACTTATGGCTCTCAGGGGATTATTGACTTATATTGGGGTTGTGGAGTAAATCCTGTATTTATGTCACCAGGACCATTCTTCAATCCAATGGTTTGGATGGATGGGAGTATTGGATAATGTTAGACTACTTCCGCGCCTATTTGGGAGTCCCAATACTACTTAAACCCGAATTACCTATAACCCTTCAACCTAAAATCTTAACTGTAGATACTAATATTGATTATTTCCGCTCCTATTTAGGTCGCGGGTCAAATTGAAAAAGGGAGAAAAAATGAGCTGGCTGACGAATTTGTTTGCAAAGATTGAAGGATTTTTTAATTCTACTAAAGTTGTAAACTTAGAACATGAACTTGCTTCTCTAGCACCTTTTGGACTACAAGTTGTACAAGCAATTAGTTTAGCAGTTCCAAATAAGACTTTAGCTGAAATTATAAAAGCATACGAACTTTATGGAATTCCTATCATTAGTGAGATTGCAGATAATCCTACCGCAATTGGTAATGCAATGTTAAATCTCGCTTCTACAATTCTAGCCAAACAAGCTCCAGGTACGGCAGTTAATATTCTTAATACAGTAATTAGTATCGCAGTTTCTCTATTTAAGACTAAGTAAATGGATCTAGTAGGACTTCTAATTGCATTAGTTATCTTTGGTTTAATCTTTTGGTTAGTACAAAGTGTACTTCCAATTCCTCCACCTTTTAAAACAGTTATTTATATAGTTTTAGTAATTATTTTAATTATTTGGTTACTTAGTTTTACAGGATATAGTCATATAAATTTTGGGCCTAGACCTTAAATGGGTCTTTTAGATTCCGCTGGTTCGGCCGCTGTAGATAAATTAAATACTGTTACAATTCCAGAATTACTTGCAGGCATTAAACCTTTAATTGATTTATTAAATGATAAAAAGAAAGTAGTAATTACATTAGAGGTTATTGATAACGTTCCTAATCAAACTAGCTCCCCTAAGGGACTTGAAGAAGCAAGTAGTATCTGCACATAATTTCAACCATAGAAAGTGTATTAAATGGAAATCTCTACAGATATTATAATTCGGTTTGTTAATAAAATACAAGAGGAATTTACTTATTGTAATAAAAGAAATCAAAACTTTAATGGGGGATACGGTAATGGAAAATCCTTCGGAGCAAGTAATAAAGCCATCTTGTTACTTAGTACTTTCCCGAGATATCGTATTGGAATTAGTAGATATAGTGCAAAAGAATTATCACAATCCACTATGTCTACATTCTTTAAATGTTGTCCTACAGAATTGTATAACGATGCCTATGGGGGCCGGCGTAATGATAGAGATGGGGAACTTAGACTAATTAATGGTTCTGAAGTATTTTGGATGCATCTTGATGATTATTCGGAAGGTGATCTCCGCGGCAAGGAATTTAATTCGGTAATTACAGATCAGGCAGAAGAGATTTCAGAAAATATATATCAAACACTTGATGCTCGTATTAATAGATGGGATATGGCTGAGATCCCAGAATTTCTAAATAAAGATTTATTCTCTAAAAATAAGTTTTCGGGAAGACCAGAACCACCTTGTTATAATATGTTACTTTTTAATCCCGATATAACTTTACATTGGATTTATAGAATGTTTCATCCTGAATCTTCTCGAGTTACAGATTTCTGCGGTCCGATGGAACGAGAGGAAAGGATTGGAGATTATAGTGGTTGTTACTATTATAAACATGCTGCTTGGTTTAGCGCGGCTACGGCAGATAATCCCGCTGTTAGTGATGAATTAAAAAGAGCATATCTACGTAAAGATCAATCATGGATTGATAGATTTTATTGGGGAAAATGGGGAATTGTCGGCGGAGCAATTCACTATGTAAGTGCCCAATCTATCATAGAATTTAATGACAAAGATACAAGACCTTTGGTATTAAAATTATTAGAAGTAATACAAAAAGATGGTATTAAATATAGATCGATGGATCATGGAGAATCCGCGCCCACATGTATACTTTGGTTTTGTTACTTATCCCCATCGGTTATTTATAAAAATTATGGGGTAAAAAGTAAAGGAATTCATATCTGTTATAGAGAATATTATCAACCAGGTAAAATTATTAAATATCATAGAGAAATGATAAAATCATTAAGTGGTGATGAAAAGTACTATGGTAACTATGCCGATCCTGCTATATTCCATAAAGACAGTGAAAAGTATGGTGGATTTTGGCGAACTGCAGATGATTATACAGATTTAAGAGGATTTACTGATCCGGAACGCCTTACCGCGCCACCTATTCATTGGACGCCAGCAGATAATAATGAAATGGCTACAAGAGATGCTATAAGTGAGTTATTACAAATAGATGAAAATACATTTGATCCAATTACAGGTTTAATGGGCGCGCCGCAAATTTATTTTCTAAAACAACATACAGTAGAATATCCTCATGGTTGTATGCAAGTAATAGCGCAATGTCAAGCCGCGCGAAAAAAGAAGATCGGTAATGAGAATGGCGAAGATATTTATAGTGATGAAAGGGCCGATGGTCCGGATCATGCGTATGATCCTTTTCGTTATTATGCTATTCAACCTAAAGTTCAAAATTTACCAATGGAACCTAAAGAAATACCACAATTTAGTTTTAATAATCATTTAAGAAAGGTTTCACCGAGGAGGATTTACAGATTGGGTTATGGCAGAAACTAGACAAACAAAAACTGAAGTAGCTTTAGCTTGGGATCGCCGCATCCAATCTGCAAATGCGGTATATCAAAGATGGGCTAATAGATTTCAGGTAAATAATCTTTATCAATATTATGAAGGATTCCAATGGCTTGGCGATATTGATATTACTAATCGACCTTATGTAGTTAATCTAATCTATGCTACTATTGCTAGTAAATTACCTAATCTAACATTTGAAAATCCTAAATTTGATATAAAACCACGACCATCGGGTATAGAATTCAACTTTCAAGATAGCGCGGAACGAGCTCAAACTCGTGAAGATGTACTTAATTATATTTGTCGTCGGAAAGAATTTGGATTAAATGATAAACATGAATTAGCGGTATTAGATGCTTTCTTTGGTTTTGGTATTTTAGAAATTGATTATACTAAAGATTTAGCCGATAATCCTTACCTTAATAGTTTAGATAAGAAGAACCCACTTAATAATCTTTATTGTAAACAAATACCTTTTGACCATTTTAGAGTAGCTGCTAATGCTAACTGGGATTTAAGTACAGGTAAATGGTGGGGTTATTTTGAATATATCCCAAATAGTAGATTAGATAAATATAAATCTCAATTACATTTTGATAAAACAAGTAGTATGAATGAAGATACTGAATATGCACAATTTGCTAACGATGGTAAGATTGTTGTAGGAGAACAATTACAAGAATATTGTCCCGCTAACTATACCACTGTTTGGCATCTATGGGATTTTGAAACTAATAAATATTGTAAATTTGCTCCAAATAATTCTAAATCCGATGGAGATGCTATTTTAGAATATACTAATTTTGACTATTGTGGTATTTCTCCTTTACGTTTAGGGAAACGAAGGAGAGGTTGGTATCCTTTACCTCCGGTATTTAATTGGATATCTCCACAGGATGAAATTAATGATATTAGACAGACTCAAAAGATCCATCGTAAAAGATATGCTCGTAAGTATGAAGTAATTGATAGTATAGATCAAGAAGAATTAGAAAAATTTCTATATGGTCCTGATGGTACTTGTTTTAAAGTTCCGCGCCTTGGAGATAGTATCAAACCAATTGATGACGCTCCAATGGATTCGTCGGCACAACAGTCGATGATTGTTAGTTATGACGATTTTCTTAGGGTCGCAGGTGGAGATACCGAACAAGGTAGAATCGCGGACCGCACAACTGCGACACAAGCTAGTATTAACAGTAATACCGCTAAAGTTAGAGAATCTAAAGATTTAATTTGTGTAGGAAACTTTATGGTAGATTTAGGAAATAATATATTGAGAGCAATGAAATCCGCTAAAACTGATTTCTGGGCTGAATTTTCGGTCGCGGCTGAACCTTTACTTGGTGAGATACAAAAGATGCGTATGGAATGGAAGAAAGTATCTAAATCTATTTTCCAAGAAGATGATTATGAATTAGATGTTAAGATAGATTCCATAAGTCCAGTATATCAACAACAAGATAAGACTGCATTTATGGAGTTTCTTGCTATGATTACACAATATCAGATACTTGCGTTCTCACCGCAACTTCTACGAGAAGCTGCTTATAGAGTTGGCTACAAAAATAGTGCCGTGCTGAATCAATTTCAGCAATTAGCTCAATTAGCTGCTATCGGACGAGAAATGGAATTGAAACAACAGGTAAAACAAATGCAAGGAGTTCCGCAACAACCTCAAGGGGCCGCGCCAGGTCAATTGCCCCAACAACAGTTAGATGCTAGTACTCCGCCTGATATGCAACAGATTAGTAATATGATATTTAATAAAACTGGGGTACAACAACCACAATGAACCAATTAGAATCGTATTTTATATATAGAGAATTAAAGAGAGAAATCAAGAAAGGATTTCAAGAGATGAGTACGAGAATCGATGCTTTCAAAACTGCGGTGGATGCCGCGTTCGTAGATGTTAATACTAAATTAGATAATGTCGTATCTGATGAGGCTAATCTAGCAGATCAAATTAATAAATTACAAGCGCAATTAGTTGCTTCTGGTGATTTAAGTCCCGAAGATCAGGCAACTCTTGCTGGAGTTGTTACTGAGGCTAATGCCCTTGTTGCACGTACAACTGCTGTTGCAGATAATGTCCCCGATACTGTCAATCCTCCCGCCGCATAATTCAGAGGGGAGTTAAATCTCCCCTTCAAAAATCTTATGCCTAAATTTCTTGAAGATAAGTTAAAGAAAGAATATGGTCCTAATTCTAAGACTCCATACAAAGTAATGAATAAATTAGGTGTTATGAAAGGGAATAAAGAAACTACAAAAGGGCATCAATGGGATATTAAACATGAAGTAGATGAAGCTACTAGTCCCAGTAATAGATTTAAGAAAGCAATTCGTAAGAAGAGATGATTTGAGGAGAACAAATGCCAGATGATCAGAAACCTCCTGTAACTGATGTTGCAGGGAAAGATGATGTTGTTGTTGATAAATCTAAACCTAAAATTAACGAAGTAGAAGATGATCTATCTCCGGAGGAAGTTACTTCTGCTAGGTCGTTATTTAAAGCATTAAAAGATCCCGATACCGCGCAAGAAATCATAGAAACCTTAGCTAAGCGATCTGGTATATTAGATAAGAAAGGTGAACCTAAGGGTACTGAGAAGCAGACTGAGAAAGCTCTTGGTAAAATTACAAAAGCACTTCAAAGTAAACTTGGTAAGGATTTTGATAAGTTTAGTGGTACAGTAGGCCCCGCGTTAGATGAAGCTATCGAAGAACTATTAGAAGAGAAATTTGGTAGAAGTGAGGATAATACTGTTTCAGAAAAATGGAGTGAATCTGTAGATTCATTTATGGAAACACACCAGTTTACCAGCAAAAAGGTACAAACTAAAATGGAACAGTTAGTAGATAGAAATCCTCCTAACGTTAAATCAAAAGGATTTAAAGCTAAAGAATATCTAGAAGATATGTGGGAACTAGCTCATGCAAGATTAAATATTGAATTACCTACTACCGAAAAGGAAAAAGAAAAACCTCTATTAGATAATACAGTAGAAAGAGAACGGCCGGCTAAGGTATCACTTAGTGATGCCATTGATTTTGCAATGAAAGGTATTAGGCTTAAACCTAAGCAGAATTAAATCCGCAATTCAATTAACTCTGTTAATTGGAACTGACATAGTATTCAATTCGAGGTAAGATTTGAGTCTTACAGCAGGTTATCCGAGTCCAAACTCGTTAACTCTTAATTTAGATACGGTAATGACTCTGGCATTTGCTAATGCTGGAGATGAGATTTTCGATACTATTTCTAAAGGTAATGTTCTTTTCTATGAAATTAAGAAAAATGGTATGTATAAATCTGTTAATAAAATGAAACCGCAAATTATTATTCCTTTAATGTATGGATTAGGCCGCGCCGAATGGTATGAAGGTTGGGATGTACTTGGTACTCAACCAACCGAAGGCGTTACTGATGCTCTTTTTGAGTATCGTCAATTAGCTTGCCCTGTTGGTTATAATCGCCGCGAACAACGAATGACTGATGCTAGTGATATTAAATCACTTGTAGAAGTTAAAATTAATCAAACTAAACTTACTATGGTCGATGTATTTGATATGGCTCTATTACAAGGTAATCTTAATAGTCCCGGCGGTTCTATTACTGACCCAATGTCTAGTGTAACTACTCTTCGTAAAGGAATAGAACCATTACCTAAATTGGTATATTATCAAGCAGGAACTACTTCTATCGCTCAAGTTACCGATTCTCTTTCTGTAGGAGGGTTGGATCAAGCTACTTACCCTTGGTGGCGGAATTGGTCCTATGAGCCTGGTTTTACTACACTTACTACTATGTTAGCCGCGTTTGATTTAATGTATGCTCGCTGTAGTCGCGGCCCTGGTGGTGCCCCTGATATTATTATTACCGATGATACAACTCGTTCTCTATTAAATAGTGCATATTATCTTGCTTATCGTAGAAATATGGATACTGATAATGACTATCCTTTTGATAACCTTAAATTTCATGGCGCTAAAGTTGTTTGTGATGAATATGTTCCTGATGTTTATAGTGGTTTAGTAAATACCGATACTTATGGTACTGCTTACTTCCTTAATACTAAATTCCTTGGTATCACTTACGATCCTGAGACTAATTTTATTCTTACCGATATGCAGAAACCTGTCAACCAGGATGGTAAAATTGGACATTCTCTTTGGATGGGAAATGCTACCGTATCTAATCGCCGCAAAAATGGCGTTATTGGAAAAATAGCTCGTACTTTGACCTTCAGCTAAGGAGATATAGACATGAGACTATCCACTGCACAATACCTGGAAAAGGAAATTGTTACCGTTAGTATTCGGAACAATGAGACTTCTGTTGCTATCTTAGACGGTCAGCCTGTTTATTTTGATGGGGCTGACGTTAGTTCTGTAAATCTTGGAGTTGACGTTAAAGGTTATGCTACTACTTCTTCTGGACTTACAATGCTTGTTGGTATTGCTAAAACTCAAAAAGTCGGCGGACTTGTTGCCGGTGATGTTGGAGAAGCTATTGTATATGGTTTCACTGATGCTATTGTCGTAAGACGTGTCCGCGCCAATAGTACCATCGCTTGGCCTACCGCTCCTGCACTTGGAGTTGGTGACCAATTTGTTCCTGAAACTGGTAATAACGGATTTACCTATAGTGCTACTCAAGCAGTTGGCGCTAATATGATTAATTTTGCGGCTGGACAAACTTATGCTTCCGCTGCTACATTAGCTACTTCCGATAATACTGGAGCCGCTAGTGGATTCTCCGCTAAGACCGCGTCTACTGTTCGTATGAAGGTATTTGTTCGTTGCATGTAATCTAGTTTAGGAAATCAAATCATCTGGCATTCATATGGGCCGCTCTGAAAATATGGGCGGCCTACACTACCAGATGGAAAGGAAATTGAATGAGAGTTCGGAAGATTAAGGAACGGGTTTTAATTGCCTGCAACACGTTAACGTCTATAGCACTTCCAGCTTATTTTGATCACGCACGTTTCTATTATCGAGTAGGTAGAGATCATCCCGATACAGAATTCTTTCAATATTTTGCTCGCCGCGCCAGTATTGATAAGTTCAGAAATTGGGCGGCTCAAGCAGCTATTTCAATGGATGCTAAATGGTTAATGTTTATAGATGATGATATGATGTTACCATTTGATTCTTATACCAAATTACGTAAAGTTAATTATGACATTGTTGGTGCTCTTAATTATATTCGAGGTTATCCTTTTAGATTAATGGCTTTCAAATATACTAAGAGTAATGAGAAACCACGTCGGTTAGCTAATATCTATCAAGAAGAATTACCAAAACCCCTTGGTGCGGTAATACCATGTAATGCTATTGGTACGGCAGTAGCTTTAATTCGAGTCGATATTTTTAAGAAAACTCCCGCACCTTGGTTTATTACTGGACCGCACAATACAGAAGATATCTATTTCTGTATTAAGGCTAAAGAATATGTTCCTAAAATTAAGATTGGAATGCATACCGGAGTAGTTACAGGTCATTTACTAGATCAAGAAGTTATATCTTATGAGACTTATGAAGATTTAAAGAAATTCTATGAGATGGGTATGACTCCGCGCGAAATTGAATCGACCCAATTTGGTGGGGAGCGCGGTGAGGCTTACGCGGCGGAGAATGAGAAAGAAGGTGATCCTAATCCTCAATTTGATTTAAATTTTGATATAACGGTAGATGGTGCGGAACAGTTATGACCCAACCATTACAAATTCTTAATATCGGATGCGGTAAGATGCCAATGGTTACTAATTCTAAAGTAAATTATACTAATTTAGATATGGTTCCATTTAATAAAACTGTGCGGAAATGGGATATTACTAAAATTCCATATCCATTTACTCCAGACTTCTTTGATAAAATCTATATGTTTCATACTATTGAACATATCCCCGAAGAACAACATACAACTATCTTATGTGAATATCGTAGGATACTTAAAGAGGGTGGATTGTTAATGATATCTTATCCTGAGTTTCCTCTTGTTGCTCGTAACTACCTTAACAACAGAGGTGGAGAGCGGGAATTTTGGAAGAATGCTATATATGGGCGCGGACTTACCGGATGGGACCGTCATAAAGCATTGATGGATACTCCGTTCTTTGTTAAAACTTTAAATGCTTGTGGATTTCATCCTACTAGTATTAAACGAGAAACTAATCAAGATTTTAATACTGTAGTTATTTGTAAGAAAGGTGTTCCTGGTCTAACTTACGAAAGTTTGATGGAAAAGGAATTTGGGAAGAAATCTTGACAAAATTCTATGAAGCACCGCCGCTAGTATGTAAGGAATGTTATGATATATTAGATCTTCGATGGACTCCAACTGGTATAGTTACTGCTAAACATTATCCTGAATCTAAAATGTGTTCATTAAAAAATAAAGTCTTTAAAGTTACTTTAAGAGAAGTAATATTGGAGGAACTTATTTCTGCCACTAGTCCATGACGTTACCGCGTCCATAGAGGATATCTTTACAGAAGTAGTTTCAACTATATATGATCTTGGTTTAAAGTGGTATACTAATACAGAAGTAATGAATTCAATACAAGATCAATATAACAAATTAGTTGCTATGTTATGTCCAATATCTAAATCAACTCTTATACCCAAAATAAATAGTCCATATATACCACTCAAGGATTGGATTGCAGATTTTATGTATGTATCTGCAATCTTTAATCCTACTACTAATTTATGGTTAGAAGGTAGAAGTTATAAAACTATGAAGAGTGATTTCCAAACCTATTTTATGACAGGCGAACCTAAATGGTTTAATGTTGTTGATTTTCGAAGATTATTAATTTGGCCTTATTTACCTACCCCTACTTCTGCCTTATATTTAATGTATAAAGCCTCCGCGCCCTCAATATCGCTTGCCCATATACCTATTTTGCCCCATAGTGTTGCCTCTCAATTACTTGAGTACGCTACAGTTGCAGACTTACTTGAACAGGCGCGGGAGTTTAAGAAAGCGGGAATTTGGTGGGATAAGATTTATAAACCACTTACTACAACTACTAAATCTCTTATAGATCAAGCAAGAGTCGAGATTAAATCACTTTCTAGGATGGATATGGAAACAGTATTAGAACCATACCGTTGGATTTTCCAAGGAGGAACCTTTAGTGATACGATGTGGATAGACAATGAAACCCCAGATGGTACGAAAGATGGTACTAATCCTATATTTACTTTAGCACAAGTTCCGAATCCAACAGCTTCACTGATATTAAGTCGTAATGGACAAATTCTATTTCAAGGCAATGATTACAATTTAAATGGACGAACTATAACTTATGAAACCGGACAAATACCTCAACCTTCTGATTCGGAGCGAGCATGGTATCAGATAAGTTAATCAAAATTACATCAGTTAGTTTGTTAGGTATTGGATTACTATTCATTGCTGCTATTACTCAAATTGATTACAATACTCAAATTAAAAATCAACCAGTCCTAACTGTAACTGGAGCTCCCTATAATGCTAAAGGTAATGGAACAGCCGACGATACTGTAGCTATTCAAGCGGCAGTAACAGCAGTATGTGCCCTTGGTAATGTTACTTTGGTATGGCCTCATGGTATATATTCTATGACGCATGGGATTACAGTCACTGGTTGTAATGATGTGATATTTGACGGACAGGGATCGAAACTGTTTGTTCCAAATGATATTGTTGATACTAGTTATTTAGCTTCATGGCCTACTTTTGGTAAGGATTCATTTTTCCGTATACTTAATAGTAATAATATAACAATTCAGAATTTTAATATGGATCAAAATCTTCCAAATCGAACAGCTCATATTGGAGGTGAGAGTGCTAATTCCTGCTTACTAATTGCAGGATCAAATAATGTCTATATCCAACACAATATACTTAAAAACTGTATGACAGATGGGGTATTAATAGTTAAAGATGGAAGTGCAGTCACTAACACAAACATTTGGATAACTAACAATACAATCCCCGCCGCGCGGAGAAATGGGATTTCCGTCGTTGCAGCTACGCACTGGAGAATCCTTAGCAATATTATTTCCCTAACAGGTACAATTCAAGGTACACTACCCAAATCTGGTATTGATGTTGAGCCAGATCAGGTCGCATTTGATACAACAGATGGTCTTATTGATGCCAATACATTTACAAGTGATGCGGGTAACGGGATTCTCGTAACGGGACTCGCATCTAAAGATCTTGGAATTTCCCATAATCATGTATCTAACGAAGCAGCTGCTGGAATTCGTTTGGATGATACTGGAGTTGGAAGTGTTGGTGTAAATGTATTGGTTGGCCCCGGAAACATAGTAAGAGAAGATACTACTGACGGAATGTTAATTCGAGGTCAAATGGCTAATTCAATATGGGGAAATACCCTTTGCGACAACGGTAGTGAAGGTTTGTCTCTATGGGAGGTTAAAAATATACTTGTATCGAATAATGAAGTTTGTAGGAATCTCCAAGGAGGTATTGGAGTTGGATCTGTAACATGGGGATTTAACTTTAAGTCTGCAATTCTACAAAATAATAACATACATGATAATGGAAGTGCACAAGCAATTATAGATGGCGTATCTTTTGGAATAGATGCATATTCTACTGATGCAACAAGTATATTGATTTTATATAGTAATACCCTACAAGGAGCAAGTGGGACATTTCAACGCGGTTCTCGTATGTATGGAGGAACTGCCATAGCTACAGAATATGCCACTAATATAGGAGTTGAAAATGGTAATGTTACTTGGGCTGGGAATTGGTTACACAATTTATTAAACTCTGTGCTTATTAACGATCCGCAATATATTACCTTACTAGCTATCAGAAATGGCATATCCCAAGCAGCTTATAATCTTCAAGAACTCCAATCAGTTAATGGTACAGTTGGTGTTGCTAATAGAGTTATAGCAAACGGATATATAGATCAACGATATTATCGTTTATCAGATAGTGTCCAAATGGGACATATCTCTTATAATGGTTCCGGGGCTAGTGGATTTCAAAACTTTGGGATTATGAGCGATGGTGCAGATTCTTTCGTGTTAGGCACCGCGAATAATGTACCAGTAACTTTTTATACAAACAGCTTAATTCGTGGTTCAATTCTTGGGAATGGGCATTGGTTAATTGGCACTGCAACGGATTCCGGAGCTATAATTTATAGATGTCTTACAGCAGGAACTCTTGCGGCTGGAACACTTACATCTGTTTCCACAGGTTGTGGGACTTCTGTAGATACGGGACTTAGGACTCCATGAGTTTTACAGATCAACAATTAACCAAATGGGCTAATGATTATGAACGTGAGATTTGTTCCCGCGATAATTTGATAGCGGACCGATGGTCGATTGCGATAATTAATGGTCAGAGTGAATATGAATTACCAAACTACGTTTCTAATATCCGCGCAGTTCTGTATAAAGGTAAAGAAGTACATCCCAAAGGTTTCCGTGCCAGTATCATGACTGGAGATGTACCATTAACACCTATGGGTAGTATTCCGTATGAATATATTGTAACTGGTATGGGGTTGCGGGTAATTAAATTTCGTCCTACTCCGATGGAAGATATTAATGAGTATAGTGGGGATCTATTTACTATTGCCGCAGATCGTGTGTCAGTAATCGTAGAATTCTACCGTACTCCAAGTACAACAGATTACAAATTACAATTACCTCCTTGGATTCGTAGATATATTCTAAAGGACTATGTTTGTTGGAAAGCATTTGGAAATGAAGGTCCCGCGCAAGATATTAGAGGGGCAACATACTATAGTAGTCGATTAGGTGTTAATGATATGTATATTAGTGAAATTAAGAAGAACATGAATCAAGGAATTATTCTATTACTTAACGCAGAACATAAATTTAATCGGCGACAACGCCCAGCTCATCCAATACTTCCATCTAACTTCGGTTATCCAACTACTTACTAATGCCAGAATTACTAGAGCAAGATTGGAAACAAGGATATTTACCTTCTTATGATTTACATAGAGATTTTGGAGGAGAATCAATTGGACTTCTCCGAATGGATAATCTTACTTTAGATGAAAGGGGTATGTTACGTTTAGCTAAATCTAGTAAAGTAGAATCTATTGCTACCTTTCCTCAAGCAATTGATTCTACCTTTAGTGCTCTAATTGGAGGTAAGAAATATCGTTATATCTATTCTAATGGTACAATGAAACGTAATTATGGAAGTGGTGCATTACAAAGTACATTTGATGAAACTATATTTAGTGGTGGGTCTGTTAAACGCGCGGCTTTTGCTAATGCACTTGGTCATGTTATTGCTATTTGTGACACAAAGAAATATAAAGATAATACTACCGTTGTACAAACTATGGATATTCCAATACCGGTTGCTCCTGTAGTTAGTACAGTTAATGCTACAGGATCAATTGATTGTAGTAACTTAGATGGTTCTAGTAAATATACTAATTGGGATGATCTTAGTAGTAATTTGGTATTTGATAATACAGATGTTAATATTAAAATTAAAGCTAATTATGGACAACAAGCCTTTTGCTTCACGGATTTTAGTAGTCCATTAGATACAACTGATTTTGGTGGAACTGGTAATGAAACTGATGCAGATTTATTCTCATTTAATATTATCTTGGAAAATCCCAATACTTTCCAATGGCTTCAAGTAGTTTTTTCTTGTGACGGTAGTGGCGGATCTAATGGTACTAATTATTTTGCTAGTCAATTATTTAAGGCAGAATTAACAATTAATGCTTCAGGTAATACTTCAATTCAAATTCCCCGCAGTACTTTTACCCGCGGTGGAACTGATAGTACTAAAGGTTGGCAATCAATTAGTTCAATAATAATTACATTATCTCACTTTCCTCAAGATTCAGATATAACCCACTATTCTCAATTTTATGGATTACAATTTGTTGGCGGTACAACTAGCCAAGTAACTGGTACAAATATCAAATATGTTGCAGTGGAAGTTAACGATACTGGAGATTATTTACAGTTTTCTGTTAATTCTACTCCAACAACTGCAATTACTACTTTACTTAACTCTGTAACATTAACCCGCGCCTCAGCGGTAGATGCCCAATGTAATCAATTCTGGTTATTTCGTTACGATGATGAAACCGGGATATATCAATTAGTAAATATACAAACAGGTGCACTAGGATTTACCCCTTCGACTTTTACGGATACTATACCTGATTTAGTTATTACTGAAAATGCTGCAATTAATTCTTTATATATATTGGAAGTCTATCGTACCGCACTCCCAAATACTATCAAAGGAATGTTATGGTTCCAAAATAGATTGATATATCTTACAGATGATTCATTTATTCCAAGTTTTAATTTAGATCCCGGATCATATGATAGTAGATTTGTATATCAATTAACAGGAAGTACCAGTGAGTTAGTTTTATTTGCTTGTAAGATTAATGTAGGAATGTTTGTAGTTGCTACTACTAAAGATTTCTATCAAGTTACGGGAACTTTTAGTAAAATAGATTTAGGTAATGGAGTAACTACATTAGATGTAACTATTAAGAATTTGGGAGTTAGTAATCCCGCGATTAGTAGAAATTTCATAGAACAAGAAGGTTCAATTATATATCTTAGTGCAACTGGTTTAAGAACATTAATTAATTCTTCTAGTGATTTAATTAATGGACCGCTCGATTTACTATTCCGTAGTGAATCTCGTTATGGAATGTTAGCATTTGCCTTACAACCAAATGACTTAACTAACTTTTGTTGTTCAACAAATGGTAATCGTTTATATTTTAGTCTACCAGATACTAATGGAGTTAATCATACTTTTGTATATACACTAATTCCAGCTGTAACTCAAATTACAATGGCCGGCTCTCATTGGCGCGTTACTACAGATGCTCCTACTTGTATGTTTCGCGAAGATGATGGTACGATCATATTTGGAGGCGCGGCCGGAGATTATCTACGAAGTATTGATATGGAATTACAGTCTGTTGCAATTAATTTTAAGACTCAATTTAATTTTGGAAAAAATCCAGAAATTCGTAAACAAGTTCAAGAATTAGTATTCTTTGGAAATACTGGAGGAAATGATCTTAGTCTTACAATATTAGGTTATCTAGAAGATGCTTCTACCGTTAATCATACCTTTACTATTAATACTTCTAGTGAAAAAGTTGTTAGATTAGATGTTAATGCTTATTTAGAATCATGTTTAGCTTATGGATTTGAGATAGTTGGAACCACTGATGAATTCTCTATAAATTATTTATTAATTAATTATATAGAGCATGCTCCAATAATTATTAGAGCGATTCAACTACCAACTAATTTTGGCAAGCCTAATAAAAAGAAATTAGCTACTTGGCCATTCCGCGTTGATAGTAGAGGAAATTCAATTATAGTTGTCGTTAAAGGAGATGGTTCTACTATATCTGGACAATTAAGTGATAGTTCTACTACTGATGTTAAAACTGTATTTTGGAGAAATATACAAGATGTCGCGGCAGTAGATTGGGAAATATTAATTACATGTGCAGATGGAATGGAATTCTATGGACTTGATAAACCAGAGATTGTGCAATTATTCCCTATGGGTAAACTAATTGATCAATTAGGACCATTTGATTTTAAAGCTCAATCCATGGTATTTGGTATGAGACTTAAAGTATTAAATACTGGTTCTATTTTACACTATAAACTTTATGACGCGGATACATTGGTGTATGAAAATGATATTACCACCCTTACAGGGTTAGATCAAAGTTATTTAGAGAAATTTCCTAAAGGAATTGACCCTGCGGTATTGCGCGTGATATTAAGTAGTACTACTGTATTTCATAGGTTTAGTTTAGAATTAAAGGTTAGAAAATTAGGTAAAGATACAGAAGAATCTTATGTCTCAGTGGGATAGTAATGAAGTTCAGCGGCAATTAGAAGCACGCCGCGCTGATGTTGAGAATTTACAATTACAGTTGAAACAACTAAAAGGACAAATAACTAAATCAACTCCAACTAATATAACCCCTACTAAAGTAATTACATCTGTTATTTCTTTACCTTATCTAACCGCACATGGTATTGTTATTGGTCAAGGAGATTTTCCTCCAATTACAGTAGTACCAGATACGATTGGGAAAGTTCTTACAGACAACGGTCCAGGATTAGACCCTAGTTATAAGGTAATTCCACCAACAACTGGTATTTCTAAAACTGTAATTGGTACTTTTATTATTGATGGTGTTGCTAAAACTAGTTTAGTATTTACTAATGGGCTTCTTACTAGTTATAGTTAATCATTAAGGAGGAAAGATGGGCGGTTGGGTTGGTCCGGTTTTAACTGGATTAGGTGCACTTTCGGGGGCATTAAATAAGAATCCCGTTACTACAACTACACCACAATATGATCCTACTAATCAAGCATTCCGAGATTATTTAATTAGTGCTCTTGGGCAACAGACTAATCCTGCGAATGAAGCAACATTTGGTAATGCTTATAAATTAGGTGGGGTATTAAATTTTAGAAATGCATCTATGGGAACAAATAATTCACTCCAAACTGCTTTAGCAATGCGAGGTTTAGGACGAACTACAGCAGGAGTTAATACAGTTGGCGATACTGGATATCGCGCCGGGAGTAGTATTGCGGATTTCTTAAATCAAGCGGTAATGAATCTTGCTAATAGACATACCCAAAATCTACAATCCGCGGCGGATTACCAAAAGTCAATTCCAGTAGGTTCTAGAACTGTAGGAACTAATCCTGCGGGGACAGGATTTACAGGAGCATTACAAGGTGGAGTAAGTACTGCCGCAGGTTATTTAGGTCAAATGAGTGCCCAAAGTAATTTTACTAAAGCATTGAAAGCAGCAGGAATATATAATGGCGGAGGTAGTGGTGGTGGTAGCGATCCTTGGACCGCCGGAGGTTAAATGAGTCCAGTATTAGAAGCTTTCCTCAGTGGACAGCGGCAACAAGGTAGTCTCTTACAGCAAGCACAAGATGTAATAGATAAACGCGAACAAATGAAGCAGCGTCAAAAAGCCCAAGAGGATTTAATGTCGCGGTTTCAGGCTGAAAATGACTTATCTCAGAAAGAATATAAATTAAATGCTGAAAAACATGCTAATGAATTAGCTGTATCTCATTTTAATATACAAAAACAAGTTAGTGAAATGATGGCTAGTGGTGAAATGCCAATACAACAACATATGGAACAAGGTAATTCAACTCCATTAGATAATGGAATGCAAATTCCAGGTATGGAAGCAGCATACCAAAGTGGTCCTACACAAGTACCTGTAAATGATCCTACACAAACTGTTAATATCCCAGGGATGGATCCATTTACGTTTGGAACTCCTAAGACTAATATACAGAGAGCACAAGAATCTCAAGCGGCTATGCTGCCGGGATTACTAGAACAAACTAAAGGTACAGAAGCAATTAAGGCTAAATATGATATTGAGCCTAGATTAAGAATGATGGAAGAAGTAGCGCAGGCTAAAGCCGATTCTGCTGAAAGAATAGCTACCGATAGAAATGCAAGTAATTTAGAAATACATAAAGCAATGTCTGATGCCGCACAAGCTAAAGGGGAGTTAGGTCAATATAATGCTATGACAAAAATGTTTCCAGGAGTTGATATGGGTACTCCAGGGGCGGTACAAAAAGCCGTTGAAGATAGAAAGAACGCTTTTGCATTAGGTGAAGCTACGCCAACTCAAGGAAGTTTTTTAGATAATGCCGCTAAAACTAAATTAATTGGAGAAGGAAAAATGTTACCTCCATCTACTTTAAATTCTAAAGTATTTCCTAATGCAGCTAATGCGGCAGAATTTATGAGTAATATTGATAATCTTAAAGGGTCAGTAGGAACTCCTACTTCAATTGGAGAGAGATTACAAAATGCAATTTCAGAACATTTAGGAATTAGCGGACTTTCTACTTATAAATCTTTATTCGATATGTTTCTAACTGCAGAATTACCTAAATTAGATTTAGCCGTTGGTTTAACTCCCGGTACTTTAGCTAGATCTCCTAAATTAATTAATTTATTTAAAAATTTATATCCACAACCTGGAGATGTTCCTACTACTGTTGAAAAGAAAAAAGCGAATGGAGTAGATATCTATATGTCTGGTATTCAATCTCAATTAACTCAATTACCAAAAGTACAACGACAAGCTTATTGGGCTAAAATAGTAGATAATACTCCTGGTCTATTAAATAATGTTAATGTTGCTGATAAATTAAAAGATGCTATTGCGACAGGTAATTATAATCCAGGTAGTATTTATACTCAATTAATTTCTGGAAAGTAAATAATGCCAAAAGGGATCTATCTTCCGCATCAAAATCAAACTTATATTTATGATGATAGCGGCCATCTAGCAAGTATACTTGGCGGGGATCAATCTAATAATCAAGCTGCATTATTTCAAGGGTATAGTTCTAATGGTTTAGGGTCAGGTACGAAAGGACAGCAAGCTGCTAGATCACAAGTTACAAAAGATATGGTAGTTGATATGGCATCACAATTACCTTTAGTTCTCGGACCTGAAGAATTATTAGCTTCTAAAGGATTGGCTATAGCGGCTAGAGGAGTAGGTTCATTAATTAGTGGATTTGGGGTAGATCGCTTAGTTAATCCAGATAAATCTGTCGGATCTAGTGTTGCTGACGCGGCAATAAATACTGGAGTTGGCGGAGTAATTAATAGATTACCATTTCATTTACCAAATACAGATGCATTTGATGAAGCTAAAGGTTGGGGAATCAAAGGGATTATGGGGGGATTACTTAATGCTTTAATTAAAGGAAAACCTCTATATGAAGAAGTTCCCAAAACTACACCAGTAATTCGAGGAGTTGGGGGAAAATTTATTAGTAATGCAGTAGACTATGCTAAATGGTTATCTTATTCAAAGAAAATGAATGTACTTAAAAATATTACTAATATGTTTGGATTTGGTGCTAATTCAGCAATAGATACTGCAAATGATACTGATAGTAATACTCCTACACCTTAATTAAAGTAAAGAAGGGGCCGCTGACGATAGCTAGGTCTGCGGCCCTTCATTTTATTTTATTTTACTTTACTTAATTGATAGCAATTTTCACATAAAAAATTATGTAAGGATGCTAATCTATCTTTAGGATAAAGAAATTCTGCTCCGCATTCTTTACAAAAAGAAATTCCTTCGTCTATCTTTTGTTGTTCTGTTTTCTCCATAATTTCCTCTATCTTCATTGAATTAAGTTCTTCTTTAGTAAGGTCACAACTAAATATTTCCT